TTAAGGTCTATGGATCAGTGGATTATAGTTAATCATTCATTTGATGAGTTAAGTAAGATGAAGGATACACCTTCAAGGATAGTTATAAAAGGATTTTATGGTAAGACTGCAGGACGAAGTTATCAGGAAGCTAACAGAAATAGCAAAAAGAAATAGTGTTTCTTATACAGAGGTTAAAGGTATATACTCTGGATTATTTGAATTCCTAGTTTCAGAATTTTCACAAATAGATGATAGTGATCCTAATACATGGAATAAGAATGTTATTATCAAAAATTTTGGTAAATTTGTAATAAATAAAAGTAAATTAAAAAAATATGACAACATTAAAAGAAAAATTAATGAACAATCCAATGAACTCACCAAGTAAGTTTATTAGTAGATTGTTTGAAGCAAGAGATGTTGCACACATTGAACATCTTAGAGTAAAAGGTCCTGGTGCCTATGCAGCACATACAGCTTTAAATGGATTTTATGATTCTCTACTTGATTTAGCTGATGGCTTTGTAGAAAGTTATCAAGGTAAGTATGGTATTGTAAACTTTGAAGTTAAGTCTGTTAAGCCTTTAGATTTTATGGAATACATTGAAGAGTTTGCTAAGTATGTAGAAGCATCAAGAGAAGTGTTTAAGGAGGATTACCTTAAGAATCAGATTGATGAACTTTCTAGCCTTACTTATTCTACTATCTATAAGTTGAAGTTTCTTAAGTAATGAAGGTATTTGACTTAAAAGATAATGAGGTAGTTATCTCACCTGAGATACTCACAATAGAAATATTTGCTGAGATCTGGAAAGAAGATAAGTCTAAAACAAAAATTAATGCATATACAGATTTTAAGTTTATCTATCATCTATGTGATTTTAACTCTCCTTATAACAATTACTCAGAAGAAAAAAGAACAGAAGCCATCAAGGAAGAGGTATTGGGAAAAAAGGATTATGAGCCATCAGATAAGGTCAAACAAGCTTGTGAAATATACAAAAGATTAAAACAAAGTCCATTAGAGGTTTTGCTTAATAGTGTTAAGAACAAGATATTTGAGTTTTCTAAGTATCTAGATGAGAATGAGGTAGATGCTGAAAGTACAACTGCAAGTTTAAAGATTATTGATTCTATGAGTAAGGTTGTATCACAATACAAGAGTTTAGAATCTGCAGTTAAAGCCGAGAAACAGGATACTGCTGTTAAGATTAGAGGTGATAAACAAGTTAATAGTGAATTTAACGAGTAATGTTAACTAATACAAAAGCATTTTTAGAAGCAAGACTTATCTATGAAAATACAGGTAGTTATATAAAAGCACTACCTGGTACTTTTCAGTATAATGAGTTTTGGAAAGAAGAGAAAAGAAAGTGTATGGAAGGTGTTACCATTGGTAATACTACTATACCTGGTACTTATTACTTTTATCTGAACTATACAAGAATGCTTTTAAAGGATGAAAAAACAGGTAGAAAAACTGAAGGTTTTCCTAAGTTTACAGATGTAGATTTAGAGTTCTTTTCATTAATAGAAAAAGCAAGACAAGAAAAGAAAGGGTTTATAATGGTTAAGCCACGAAGAACTGGTTTTTCTTATAAGAATGCTGCATTAGTTACACATGAATATAATTTCTATAAAGATGCTAAATGTATTATATCAGCTTATGAAAATAAGTATTCTGATAATACTATGGCAATGACTCTCAATAACTTAAACTTTCTAGACCAAGCTACAGTATGGTATAAGCCTAGAAATCCTAATACACAGGATTATGTTAAGGCAAGACACCTTAAAAAGATGGAAGATGGTAGAGATGTATGGATGGGTTATCAGTCTGAAATTAAGAAGATTACATTTAAAGATAATCCATTTGCATCTGCTGGTTTATCAAGCTCTATATTCCTGTTTGAGGAAGCTGGTATCTTTAGTAATATTATAGAGTCTTATAATATCTCTGAACCTTGCTGGAAAGATGGTGATGATGTTATTGGTGTACCTATTATTTATGGTACAGGTGGTGACATGGGTGGAGGAACAACTGCTTTTTCTGAAATGTACTATGATCCTGAGAGGTTTAACTTGTTAGCTTTTAATAATGATTGGGAAGCAGATAAGGGTAATCAAAGATGTGGATGGTTTTTACCATCAACTAGACAAAGATTTGGGGTTTATACAGATAAAGAAACTAAGACTACTGAAAAGCTAGTAGATGATGATGGTAATTCTAATGAGAATGCTGCAATGAAGTCTATTATTGCTTACAGAGAGACCAAAAAGGGTAATCCATCAGCATATAGGGATGCAGTTACACAATATCCACTAACACCATCAGAAGCATTCTTGGTAACATCAGGAAATATGTTTCCTACTATGTTACTTAATGAAAGATTAGCTGATATTAAAGCTAATTCTCAGAAATATATAGAAAGTAACTGGATTGGTAGCTTTGTAATGTCAGAAGAAGGTGAATTAAGGTTCCAAAGTTTTGATAATGCACAGCCATTAAGAGATTATCCTATTAAAAGAAGACCTGATGACAATATTGTAGGTTGTGTAGAGATTTATGAGCAGCCTCAGAAGGATAATGATGGTAAAGTGTTTACTAAAAGGTATATTGTTGGTATTGACCCCTATGATGATGACCATGCAACTACAGATTCTGTAGGATGTGCCTTTGTATTTGACAGATTTACAAGAAGAATTGTAGCTGAGTACACAGGAAGACCACAATTAGCTAAAGATTTCTATGAAAATTGTAGAAAATTAATTATTTACTACAATGCTATGGGATTTCCAGAGATTAACAAGTTAGGATTTGTTACATATATGGAGCATAAAAAGGCTTTGTATATGTTATCTGAAACTCCTACACAACTTAGAGATAAAATTGAGTGGAAACCTAATTTAAATACTTCTTATGGGTACAAGGCTACTGAAAGAACAAATACTTGGGGTAGAGAGTTAATTAGGGAGTGGTTATTAGAACCAATGGAAGCTAATTCTGAGGTATTAAATGTTAATAGATTAAGATCTACAGGTTTAATTCAGGAATTAATTAAGTGGAATAAGGATGGAAACTTTGATAGGGTATCAGCTATGATTGCCGTATTGATTTTAGATGTAACTTTGAACAAGGAAATTATCAAAGCTGATGCTAAAAAAGCTAAGAGTTTTCTGGAGTCTGGTTTCTTCAAAGAAAAAGGATTTCTAAAAGACAGTTATGACCCTTTAGAAGAGTTTAACAGCTATAAAGATAATGGACTGTTTTTCAACAACATGTTTGGGAAATAATTAAATTTGTAAAAAATGAATAATTTAGTAATACAAGTACCACAACAAACCTTATCAGATTCACAGAAGAATCTAGAATGGGCTAAAAAGTGTATAGATGCAGGGGAAAACGTACTAATGTTTGACTCATCTGTAGTAAGACAAACCTTTTATAATAAGAAGGTTAACTATAGATTGAGAAACAACATGTTGACTGACAAAGATATTCAAGCTATATGTGAACCATATGGTATTGAGTTTTCTTCATTCCCTAAAAACATTCAGCACATAGGTTTAGGTAATTCAAAAATAAATACCCTAGTTGGTGAAGAAGCTAAAAGGTTAACTAGATATCCTTTTAAGGCTTTTATATCTTCATCTGACCAAATGGGAATTTCTTCTAAGGAAGAAGCAATTAGAGATCAATGGTACCAAAAATTGGTATCAATAGCACAGCAAAAATTACAAGCTGCATTTCAAGGTCAAGAAGTTGATCCTCAAGTAATGGAGGAAGAAATGCAAAAAGAGCTTAGTAAGTTTGATAAATATTTAAAGTATAACTATCAAGATCTTAAGGAGATAACAGCTAACAAAATACTTAAGTATGAGTATAAGAAGTTAAAGGTGTCTGATGTATTCTTAAGATGTTGGGAAGACTTTTTAGTTTCAGGTGAGGAAGTTGTATGTATTGAAGAGCTTGGAAATGATATTGTATTTAGAAAAGTAAATCCTTTATATTTATTTACTATTC